CAAGTAGATACGCACCTTTGGTTGCAATCTTACGCTTTAACTGGCGGTACAGCTAACACTGTATCTTCAGGAACTACAACTGATTTTGGTACTGCAGGTACTGTTATTGGCTCTGATGGAAGCACAGCTTTCAACGCAGGTAGTGACAACGCAGCAGCTTTGGCTGACGCAGGTATCCGTAAGGTAATCCAAACTCTTGACGATGCTGATATACCTATGTCAGATAGATTTCTTGTTATTCCTCCAGTGGAGAAAAAGAATCTAACTGGTCTTGCTCGATTTACTGAGCAAGCGTTTACAGGTGAAGCTGGACCAGGAAACTCTATCCGTAACGGTTTAGTTGGTGATGTATACGGAGTACCTGTATACGTTTCTACTAACTGTCCTACAGATACTGAAGGTTCTCAGGACGCTAGACTTTGCTTGTTAGCCCATAAATCAGCGTTAGTTCTTGCAGAGCAAATGTCTGTTCGTACTCAAACTCAGTACAAGCAAGAGTGGTTAGGTGACTTGTTCACTGCTGACACTCTGTACGGTACGGGTGAACTACGAAACGATGCTGGCATTAAGATTGCTGTCGTTGCTTAATAACCTACGGGGAGGGTAAAACCTCCCCCTTTATTTAGGAGAGTTAATCTTATGTCTAGGTTATCAGGATTTCCAGTTGTTTCGGCAACTTGGGACGCAGCAAGCATAGCAGACGGGAACGAGGTAGCTGTAGACGTTACTGTTCCTGGAGCAGCTTTAGGTGATTTTGCCATGGCTTCTCTATCTGTTGATGTTGCAGACTTAGTTTTAAGTGTAGCAGTTACGGCTGCAAACACAGCTACGGCGGTATTAGCAAATAATACTGGTGGGGCAGTAGACTTAGGTTCAGCAACCTTGCGTGTTCGCGTCATACCATTTGACGTTATGTAATTTAATGGGGGTGTAACAACCCCCGTTTTTAAGGAGGAATCTAATGTCGTCATCTGCAGTTACATTATTAGACGTTGTTAATAAGATTCTTATTCGTTTAAGAGACCAAGCTGTGCTAAGTATAACTAGCACAACAACTGCCACAGGTGGAGCACCGTCTTATACAGATACGATTGTACGATTGCTTAACGACGCAAAACGAGAAGTAGAAGATTCGTTTGATTGGATAGGCTTACAAGAATCTATTACGATTACAACCACCAGTGGCACAAGTTCTTACGATTTAGAAAACTCAAGTCAAGGCATTTACACTAATCAACGTAGTCGAGTGTTAGACGTGTACAACACTACTACTGACGTTAGGTTAGCACCACGACCTTTTGAGTTTATAAGAAAACAGAATCAACTTAGTACACGAACAAATCAAGAACCTTACGCCTACGCAGTATCAGGAGTAAGTGCAAAACAATCATTACAAATAATATTTTACAGCACTCCAGACGCAACATACTCTATGTCTGTAGAGTGTGTAGTACCTCAAGACGATTTAACAGCTAATACAGACTATTTTAAAGTACCTTGGTATCCAGTATACCTACGAGGTTTAGCTCTTGCTATAAGAGAGCGAGGTGAAGATGAAGGAGAGTTAAGTTCTGAAGTACAGCGAGCTTACGAAAAAGCTTTAGGAGATGCTGTAGCTTACGAGCAAAGCCATAAGTGGCAAGGTCAAGGTGGCGGTGATTGGATAGTTTACGGAGATTTCTAAGTAATGGGTAGCAAACTACAGTCTTTAGTTCTTCGTGCTCCAGGTATGTACGGCCTTAACTTTGAAGGGGAAACGTACCAAGAAGCTCCTGTTTTTGCAGAAGTAGCAGAAAACATTGCTTACGACTCTGCAGGACGATTAACCAACAGAAAAGGATTTGATTTATTAACTAACGGACATACTTTTGCTTTGGGATTTGAGTCGTTAGGAAGTAATCCTATTACAACTGTTACAAGTGCAGGGCTTACAGGTCGTATTACAATAGCAGACACTGCTCACGGTCAGTCTACAGGAGACTTTGTAACAATTAGCGGAGCTGCAGACACCAACGGAATTACAGCAGCTCAAATTAATACTCGATTTTCTATTACTGTAGTCGATGCTGACAGTTACAACGTTTACACAGCAGGAACAGCAACCTCAGCTTCGGCTGCAGGAGGAGCAGGAGTAAAAGTTAAGTACGAGCCTAAAGTAGATACATTGTTTATGTATAACTACTCAGGAGGCCAAAGATTACTTTCTGTTAGTGCTTACGGCGGTAACAACATTTACGAAGATACAGCTCCTTTTGACAACTTTGCGTCAGTCAAAGGTGGCGTAACTATTGCTAACACTAGACCTCAATTTGTAAACTTTGATGACCAGGTTATAGCTACTAACGAAGGCTCTGCTTTAATTATAAAAAGCGGGTCAGGAAATTTTGCAGCTATTACCCCGCAACATGGAAGCGTTCCTACAGGAAGATTAGTACACAGTGCTTTTGGTAGAGTATGGGCGCAAAAGTCTCACACAGGAACAAGCCAAAACATTATTAATTACTCTGGTGTGTTAGATGAAACAGATTGGAGTAGTTCAGGTGGCGAGATTGACGTAATGGGTAATTTTTCTGCTATTAAAGATGGTTACGATGAGCTAGTAGCTATATCGTCTTTTGACCACTACTTAGTAGCTTTTTTACGTAACAGTATTGTAATTTATAACAATCCTGATTCTCCTGCAGGTAGTCCAGGATTAGGCATAGAACAAATTATACAAGGTATTGGGTGTATAGCTAGAGACAGTATACAGGCAATAGGAAAAGATTTATATTTTATGTCTGCTACGGGCATTAGGTCACTACGACAAGTTATTTACACAGGTGACAGAGCAGACTTAAACGAAATATCTACTTTAGTGCGAAGAGAATTTTTAGTAAATGTTGCAGCAAGTGAGTCTGCTTTAATTAATGTAAGGTCTGTTTATGACCCAGAAGAAGGACAATACTGGTTAAAAGCTCCTGGAGGAAACATTTGGGTGTTTGACATGCACACGTTAGACCAGAATGTTCCTATACGGATTACTAAATATGTCGACACTAAGTGGGACAGCTTTGCTTATTTTGAAGGAGAGACCTACATAGGCTCTCGCGGAATGATAGGAAAATATAATGGGTACGTTGACGATAGTCCTGCTAGTAATACCTCATATACTTGCACTTGGCGCAGTAATCCTGCAGATTTAGGTACATCTAAATTAAAAATGTTAAAAAAAGTAACTGCAACAGTAGAAGGCGCGAGTACCTCAGATACTATTAACGTAACCTACGCTTTTGCTGAAGGTGGTAGTGGAGAAGTACCTTTTACGTTATCTTCTAATAACGCATTTAACAGGTCGTCAGGTTTAGCAGTAGGTACAGTTGCAGAGTGGGGAGTAGCTAATTGGAACGTAGACGAGTGGGGAGGAGGTTCTGCCTCAGCCTATAATTTAGCAGCTCCTATATCACAAAGCGGAAGAACATTTAAACTAGGGGTTAGATTTTTGTCTAACGGATTTCAAATTGCTGTAGAGCAATTATCTTTATTTATGAAATTAGGTCGAGAAGGTAGGTAGCTATGGCAAATTATACTAGAACACAAAACTTTACAGCTAAGGATAGTCTTGATACTGGAGACCCAGAAAAGGTTATTACAGGAGCAGATGTAGATAGCGAATTTAATGCTATTGCAACATCTATAGCAACTAAAGAAGATACAGGGCTTATACCGTCAGGTACAGTAATGTTATTTGTACAGACTGCTGCTCCTACAGGTTTTACTAAAAGCACTACTCACAATAACAAAGCATTAAGAATTGTTAGTGGTACAGTAGGTACTGGAGGTAGCCAGGCTTTTACTACGGCTTTTGCAAGTGATAGAACAGCCTCTGGTACAACAGGAGGAACTGCGGTTAGTATCTCTGGTTCTGTAGCTTCACACACTTTAACTACAAGTGAGATACCTTCACATAACCACACGTTTAGTATAGGACAATATGTAGGTTCTGATGACGCTACTTCAGGAGGCAATGGAAGAATTTTAATGGCAAACAGAAACTATGTGTCTGGTGGTGGAGCTGCTGACGTTACTATAGGTAACACTGGTAGCGGTGGAGGTCACTCTCACAGTGTAGGTACTCTTGCTGGCGCATCTCACACACACTCTTTTACAAGTGGAAACATGGCTTTTGATGTAAACTATGTAGACGTAATTATAGCTACAAAGGATTAACATGAAACTAGAAGTAAAAGATAACTGCCCTTTAAATAACTTTGAGCCTTGTAAGAAATTTGACTGTGGGTGGTTTATGCAACTACGAGGCACAGACCCACAGACAGGTGAAGAGATAGATAACTGGGTATGTTCAGTAGCTATGCTACCTTTACTTTTAATAGAGAACTCTCAGCAGTCTAGGCAGACAGGAGCTGCAGTAGAGAGTTTTAGAAACGAAATGGTTACTGCTAACACTAACTCACAAAAAATGTTTTTAGCTACTGCAAAAGCTAAACTTAAAGACGTATCGTAACGGAGATATAACATGTTTAATTTAGGAAAATTTGCTACTTTAGGGCGAAACGAAGATGACACGTTAGCTCACGTTGCAACAGGGGAAATGGTAGTTAGACCTGAAGTATTAGGGCCAAAGCTAACTAATCAAATTAAAGATACTATGAAAGGTTTTGGTTTAGACCCTGCTAGATACACAGTAGGAAGTGGGGCTAACTCTTTGAACCCTGTAACAGGACAGCCTGAGTTTTTTCTAAGTGGTTTATTTGGGTCGTCTGGTACGGGTAAATATCTTAAAGAGCTACAAAACAAATATTTACCGCAAATAGAAAATTTAGATTACTCTACACAAGGAATAACAAGTCCTTTTGGTAGTGTTAACTACACAGATGACGGAATACAAGTTACTCCTTCTGGGGATATCGCTGCTACGTCAGAAATGTTTAAAAATTTAGGGTCAGATTATCTTAAAAGATTACAAGAAAGTCCTGAAGAAGCAGAGTTAAGAGCAGCTTATGAAATGTTTGCTCCTACTATGGACAGACAACAATTACAAGATATGTTTACTGCGGGCATACAACCACAAGAAGAAATGATTGACATGCAAACAGACTCTGCCCTTAGCAGAATACTAGGCGGTCGAGGCATTAGTACAGGCTCTGCAAGTGCTATGGGAGCAGCTCAAAGACAAGCTGATTTAGCTAAACAACAGTTAAGAATAGGTGCTTTTCAAGGCGCACAACAAGCAGGTTATAATGATTTAAACGCTTTACAGAACATGTTAACAGGAACGCAGGGTTTTAGAAGTAATAACTTACAAAACTTATTTGGAGCAACAAACGCTCAATACGCGCCTTTTGCAAACTTAATGAATATGATAAGCCCATCTATGATGTACAATCAAAATCTTACTAATTTTGATATGGGCAAAATTGGTGCAGCTATAGATTTAGAAAATCAATACGCTCAATACAAAACAAATCCTAAAGGTGGCTTCTTACAAAATGCAATACTTCCTACTATTTCTGCTTTTACAGGAGGTGGTATGAGTATGCCTAATTTTGGAGGAAATACAAACACAACAGGCGGAACTTACAACGCTAATGCTATGGGGTTTGGGGGAAGTTCAAATGGTTCGTCTTTATATCAACCTAGTTCTTATTAAAGGAATCATAAAAAATGGCTAACGCATTTGGATTTAAAACAAAAACAGACTACTCTGACGTAACTGCAGCAAGGCAAAGGCAAACAGCGCAAACTGCTTTACAATTAAAAGATGCTATGAAAAACGTATCTAGTACAATTATTGAAAAGCGCATAGCTAAAAAATACGATGACCCGTACAGCATAGAAGCTATGAAAGAACGTCAAGTATCTTATGCAGGTATTGACCCAACTAGGTCTGAACAAGCTCGAAAGTACATTAACGACGCTATGACACAGCAAAGACTTGATATAGAACAAGGTTATAAACAACGAGCAGAAGAAAGAGCTGAAAGAAGTCTAGTAGGTACTGAAGAATACAGAAAAGAAGGTAGAGATTTAGAAAAAAGAAGACTGAAGTTAGCTGAAGAGAGTGCAGTTATAGACGATTTTACTAACGCAATAAAAGCATTTGATGGAGATATAAACTTAGCTAGAAAAACTTATCCTAAGTTGTACAAAAAATTTCAAGAGCTAACTCAAAATAATCAAACAATGTTAGAAGAAGGCACTAAGACTCAAGTAGGTAACACTATTTCTTCTGAAGAAATTAAAAATACAGAAAATATTATTAAAACATTAGAAAAAACATTACAAGATTTATCTCAAACTAGACAAAACAAAAGAAAACGCTCACAACTTACTAAAGAGTTAATGCAACAAAAAAGTAATCTAATTAAGTTACAAGAAAATCCAGAAAAAGAAACTACAGTAACAGAAAGTAATTCTCTTAAAAGACTTAAAGGAAGTCTTTAATGGCAACGCCTAATAAAACAACTTACGAAGAGTTAATTAATAATGACGATTTTGTAGGCGATGCTGGCTTAGCTTTAAAAGCTTTAGGCGAAAAAGTTGTTTTTAAAGACAATAGCAGAGAAGAACGAAAAGCTATTGTTGATAATTTTTTAAAAGAAAAAAGATGGTTTGAGTCTAACTTAGGAAGCACTTACGCTAAAAAAACTGCTGTAGATAGTATGTCTGAAGCAGACAAAGAAAGTTTTGGTAAAGCATTAAATATATCAGAACAACTGCCTACAATATTTGAAGAAGGCGGTGCGCCTACAGCACGAGGTTTATACGATTACGCAGTATCTTCTATTACTGACCCTACTAACTTTTTAAGTTTAGCTTTAGGAGCAGTAAGTTTTGGTGCGGGTACTGCTGCAACTCAAACAGCAAAACAAGCTGTCAAAAGTCAATTTGCAAATAAACTTAAAGCTGGATTAGGTGTAAATGTTTCTACGAAAGCGGCATTAACTTTATCTGCACCTGGAGCAATTGGAGGAGCAGCAAGAACTGCATTACAACAACAAACTGAAATAGAAACAGGCACAGGTCGGCAAGAAGTAGATACAAGTGATTTAGTAACGGCTGCTCTTATAGAAGGGCCAGGAGCTTTTCTTGCAGGCGGTGTAATAAGTAAAACTTTATCTCAAGCTGCAAAACAAGTAGATGTACTTGCTTCTAAAAACCCAACTACTCGCGGAGGAGCAGAGTGGTTAAAGAATAACTTTTTACCTAAAGGTTACAGAGATGAATCAGCATTAAGGTCAGTAGAAAACCTTGAAGGATTACGAAAAGTTGCAGAAGCTGAAGCTGACGTAGTAGCTAAAAGTCTTGACGATGCTATTGAAAATAGTACAAAAGGTTTTTCTTCAGAAAAAAGACAAAAAGTTATTGATGAAGTTAACAACTTTTTAGTTGCAAGTAAAGATGCTAAACCTGCAAGTAACTTAAGTCAAAACGTGGTTGATTCTGTTAATCAAGCTAAGAACATAATTTCAGAAGCCCAAGGATTTGCTCAAGGAACAGACGGTTTAAGTTCTGTTTTTAGAGAAGTTTTTACTGGTGACTATGCTCGTACTATGTACGAAGTTTTTAATGTTAATAAACGGTCAATAAAATTTGATGATTTTATTAAACAACAAAAAACTAAAGGTAATAATATTTTAGATGATTTAGATTATTTTTTACAAGGAGATGACGCAAAGAATTGGTTTGATAATTTATTACCAGCAAATAAAAAATTAACTGCTACAACTAATTTAACTTACGACCAAGTAAAAAACTCTAAAGACTTACAATTAAAGTTAGCTAAAAATTTATATTCGCCTAAAAACGATGGGTTTAAAAATATTGCTAACGTAGAAAGCAGAGTTAACTTACCTAAATTTCAACAAGATTTATACGGAAAAAATTTATCTCCTAGCATGAGACTAAAATCTAGTGTGTCTGGGATATATGGTAACGTACTAAAACACAGATTAGCTAAAGAATTTTTAGATATTTTACCAGAAGGTTCTGTTGTTAAAGGTTCTAATGCAATAGAAGCTGCAGAAAACTTAGGGGTTCGTCAACAAGACGTTGTTCGTTTTATTGGACAAGGAGACAATGCTTTTATTTCTGCTAAAAAAGGTAGACTAGACTCTACGGTAGCAGATAGGTGGATAACAAAAGAACAAGCTAATAGGCTTGACCCGTTTACTAAACGTATTCGAGGCGTAGACCAAGACATTTTAGGAATTACAAACCCAGTTGCGTCAGGTTTATTGTCAGGAATAGCACGTACACAAGGTACGTTAAAATTAAACAAAACTGTTTTATCTCCTATAGCGCACCTAAGAAATGGTTTAGGAGCAACGCAAGCTATTCTTGCTAGTGGTAATACAATAGGAACTTTACCAGAATTAGTTAAAACATTTGCTGCTGTTGGCAGTAAAGAAGCAAGACAAGAGTTAAAAGACTTAGCTAAAGATGCAAAAGCTTTAGGAGTTACTAGCACTAGCGTAGAGTTAGAGCAGATTCTAACTAGATTAGGTAGAGATATGTCAGAAGACCCTGCCTTAATAGAAAAAATATTTTCTTTAGGAATATCAGGAACAAAAGCAGGAAAGTTAGCTACAAAAGTTTACGGTAAAACAGATGACATAGGAAAAATTCTTACTTTTGCAGCAGAAAGACGGTTTCAACAAAATTTATTTAAAAAATTAAACAATACTCAAATTGACGATTATTTAGCAGAAAGTGGGTTTAAAAGCCAAGAACAAGCTATAAGAGAACTTGCAGCTAGAAACACTTTAAATGTTATGCCTGTGTACAGCAGAGTACCTGCATTCACAGAAGCCCTTAGAGGTATTCCAGTTATAGGAAATTTTACTGCGTATCCTTTAGAGGTATTTAGAAACTCTTTTAAAATACTTCAACTAGGTGCTAAAGAAATTGACCAAGGTTTTAGATTAGGCAGCAATGAATTAGTAACTAGAGGAGCAACTAGAATTGCATCTATTTCTACTGTAGCTGCAGCTCCATATGCGGTAGCTGCGTACATGAATGCAGAAAATAAAGACGAACAATTAGTAGAAAGTTTAAGAGATTTTGTAATGCCTTGGCATCAAAACGGGGCAATAGTTGTTGATAAAATAGATAAAGAAGCAGGCACAGTAGAATACAGAGACTTCGCATACTCTAATCCTTTACAACCTTTAACAAAAGTATTAGCAACTGTTAGCAAAGGTTTATCAGAACAACAGCCTTCTGCAGAACTTTTAACCAATGTAGGTAAAACTGCTTTAGGCGAACTACTTGGGCCATACACAGACAAAAGTTTAGCTAACACTGCAGTTAACGGAGCTTGGGATTTTGTATCGTCAGATGACGAAAGAGTAAGGGCTAGAGGTTTAAAAAATGTAGTTAAAAGTTTAAATCCAGGAGTTGTACAACAAGCGTTAGATGCTACACAAGAACTAGGTGGGTTAAAAAGTAGCAAAAAATTACTAGGATTAGCTTCTCCACAAGATGTAGAACAAGTAATGTACCCTAAATTTGCAGGAGAATTACGAGAGCCACCAAAAGATTTATCAGAGTTAGGTTCTATTTTAAGTAAAAAAGGTTATAACCTAGGTGCTTTAACTACCTACAAAATTAACTTAACTACTTCTGCTAAATTTGCAATGCAGGAAATTAACTCTCAATCTAATAAACAGTGGAGTAATTTTACACAAGAAACTAGAAATTTGTTTCAAGACCCTACTATGGAAATTCCTGCACAAGAAATTTTAGACAAATATAAAGATACTTTAGAAGTTCAATATTACGCACAACAAGGCGTAGCTAATTTATTTAATGATTTAAAAAATATTCTTGGAGAAACTAAAGCTAAAAAAGTTGTAATGTCTTACAACTTAGATGGTGTTATTAGTAAGAGTTTAAAACGAAAACTGTTGTCTGATAATCCACAGTCAAATTTAAAAACTTTAAGTTATAGCTCTGCTGCTTCTTCTTTTTGGAAAAAAGTAAGAAAAACTCAAGGTGGTCGAGATGTTAATATGGGAGCTTGGAGACAAGCTTTTAAAGAAATTGACGATAAATATAACAGAAAAAGTGTATTATTGGACATACCTGTTGATGAAGAATAAACTTTTAATTTTAGTTCTTGTTTTATCTGCTTGCGCTACACCTATACACAAGACAAAAGCAGAAACAAACACTATCAGTAGTACACTTACGGGTACAACTACTGTAGACAAAACACCGCCGACTGCCTCTGCGCCGAACTTGGTTCTCAACAACCAGGACGTATGCAGCTACCCTGCCTCCGCAGCAGTTCAAACCCAAATACTGGGTTTTGCAGCAGGAACCACTATCCGCGATAAGAACTGCGAACGCCTCAAACTATCGAGGGTTCTGTATTTCTCGGGCATGAAGGTAGCGGCGGTCTCTTTACTGTGTCAAGACCC